ATTTATGCCAGTTACGAATAATCTTGCCATTTTTTCTCCTTACGACAGGTACGCTGTCCCTGAAAATGGTTGAGCCATTGTCAGTGTTATTTGATTGATACTATTATAATCTATTCCAGTTTCCAATATGTCACCAGAGCTAGTCTTTACTGTTACATTTGGATAGAACCCCATATTATGAGTTATTGGTAATGAATATGTGCCAGATACTGGCCCAGTCACCTGTCCTATTTCCCAGGAATATGAAAATGCGAAGTCTGTTGGCTCTTGGAACAATGTGATAATTGTTGCTCCAGACCAGGTTGTGTCTGATAATTTAGGCCCATAAAATTCTGTAGTGGCAGTGTTGTAGTAAAAGTCTCCTTCAAGTCCTAGATTGTTAGAAGGAGCCCCTGTGCCATTTAGAATAGTTTTTCCACGAGGACCTTGTGGTCCTGGGGAAGATATTACAACGTCGTTTACTGTTTGAGTTACTACTACAGTGTTATCAGCCATTAAATAGTCACCGACCTGCTCAAAGTCAAAAACCCTTCGACTAATTTTGTTTTGACTCCATTAGAATCCGTCAACATTACGTCATAGGAAGACTTTGGATAAAACAATTTATTTGTTTGAGTTGGAGTCATCGTTAGGGTTAATTTGCCAAGAGCAGCATCAATAACTATTCCGCCGCTAGGCGAAGTTAGTGTAAAGGCTAATTTACTTCCGCCCTTTGTATCACGAACCTGCATTTTTGCGGAAGCGCCAGTAAGATTCACAGCAGCGCCGCTGCTGTCTTTATATTCGATAATAAATCTAAAAGTTGTATTCTGATCTACTTCGAAATTCTTTTGTCCTGCCATTTGCGAAAATCTCCTAAATAGGAAAACTCCTATGCCTATTTTAGCACAGGAGTCGTCCTAATTAACTAACTAAATTATGCCTTTTTTGTGAAGCCAAACGAAGGTTCATTTGGATTCAATGCCTTTAGAATAACAGGCAAACATGCCGCAATTCCGCCCTTGATTAAATCTCCTGGGTCAGTATTGCCAGTCATGTATAGAGCAATGGCTGCACCAAGAAAATGGCGACCATAGCTTGCTAACGCTGCTAGAATTTTCTCTTGCATTGTTACCTTTCCATCATTATTAAGATCTTCTTTCATAAAAGACCTCCTTATCTGGGCACGATGCCCAGGAATTTTGAGGTTTCCCTCAAATCTATTGTAGCACTAAGCTGAAATATCCACAATCTCGCAATTGCCGTCTGAAGTACATGCAAGAGTTTGTGTTCCACTAGTTCCATCTTCTGTTTCATAAAAAGATAAATCTTCCCAACGAATAGATGACGGCATCTTGGCAAGAAGCTCTAAGTATTCTGTCTCTGTAACCTCTTGATACGGAGCTTGCTTATAAGAGTGATCAGAATGCGGCAAGAATGAGATTCCTGATACTTCATCAAAATGTTTATACACCCAAGCCCCTACCTCCATCCATTCTTCTTCTTTTACAGATACGGTAATAGATGGCTTATGTTCACACCATGCTCGCTGATAAACCAACCATGTGTTCAAATGATCAATTGCTGTAAGGTCATTACGAACAATTGCACCTTCTGGTGCTTTTACAGGGAATGAAAAAACATAAGTATCATTAGGCTTCATAAAATCATCTTCTACTGGAATTCCTACCTCTTTCAAAAATGTAGACAGGGGATCTTTCTTATCTCCACGAACTGTACGAATGTAATATTCTGAATGCCAAGGATGCATCCCTGAAGAGACTCCTACAAGTTGCGAGACTGTTCCAGATGGCTTTACACAAGTGATAGCAGTAGACTCATTAATGCCAATCTTTGCTGCCTCCGCCTTGTTTGTCTCTCTAGCATATTCACGAAGATCTTCTAGAGTCTTTCCAAGCTCGTTTAGATTTTCTTTTCCAGAGAAAAATGTGTTTCCAAACTGTCCAGTCAAAGAGACTCCTAGCAGACGCTCTTCTTCTGTATTGTCTTTCCAAATTTTACGTAGATACTTAAAATCTGTAAGCGTTGATTGCCATGTTCCTAGAATAGTTGCTAATCTTACTTTTTCTGCTACTGTCTTTGCAGTATCGTTTTCACGAATTACAACTTCGGATAGATTACAGAACTGATAAGGTCTAAGGATAATTTCTGAGCATGGGTTAGTTCCATAGTGGATTTCTGGATCTCTGCGCCCCCATCGTGCTGCCTGCTTCTGAGCAGCCGCCACATTGTAAATACCACGCTCTCCTGATTTTGAGTCATACAGGTTCTTCCATTCTGCAATAAACTGTTCCATTTCTGGTTTACGAGAATATGCTACTGAATTATTTGATAGAGCTCGTTGTGAATTATTTTCCCACCAATTGCCTGACTTTGCTGCTGCCATCTCAATGTCATTGATGTTTGAAAGAGATATCATCGCAGAACGACGAACTCCGCCAACGACAACGATTTCACCTATCTTACACATTATATCGTGTGCTTCGATAGGTTTCAATTGACGACCTGCTGCTGCTTTAAACTTTGCAATTGTAAAATCAAAAAGGTTAATTAATGGCTGTGGCCCTGAAGAACGGCCACCCATTGTCTTGAGACGTGCACCTGCTGGACGAAGCTTTGAAACATCAACTGCAGGAATTTGTCCTGCCCAAAGCATTGCAAGAAGTTCACGGTATGCTTTTGCCCAACCAGTCTTTGAATCTTCAACAACTATTACTGTTGTAGACTTTTCAAATGATTCTGGGACGGCAGGAAGCTTGTTAACATACTTATACTCAACAGAGAATCCAACACCTGTTCCACACATTAAGATATACATGGTTTCATCAAATGATCGTGGATTATCAACTGGAACAAATGAGCAGTTGTATCCTGCAACATGGTCTCTGTCAAGAGCAGCACCTGCAGTCATTACTGCTCTCATTGAAGGCATTACATTTCGGTTATATACTGCATCTTTCATTTCCTTCAAAAGATTTTCATCTGGAGTATATCCATAATTTTTACCAAGATGGTTCAACATGAAGTCGAAATATCGATCTACGGTTTCACCTTTTCTCCGCCTTGCGGTTAAATTAAAAAATTAGATAGAGTCTAATTCTAGCAAACTTTATTTCTGAGGGGAAGAGGTTTAAGCAAACTTTTTAAATATGTGATCAAATGCGTTATTGGTCAACTGCAACCAGTTATATTCTTCATGAATTTTAGTTGACTGAGCGTAGTAATATCCAGCATAAGCATTAAAGTTAATAGCAGCATCTCTCATAAGTTCAAGTAGATGTTGATAGTCTGGTTCAAAAACTTTTCCTTCATGTGGAAATTGCCAAGGAGAATCTATTAATCTTGACTTTAACTTTAATGGCCCCAAATAGTTTTCATAATGTGCCCAACCACTTGTGCAAATTGTTGGCATTCCTGTAGCTAATGCTTGTAAAGGAATAAATCCAAAACCTTCCCCATAACTCGGATATATTAAAACATCGTGATCATGATATAGTTTTACTAGTTGACTTATATCTAAGTCATCTGTTATAATCTTTATATTATTATATATATCATTTGGTAAACCTAATATATTCTTATCTATATAATTATTATATATTCTAGTAGTATTATGTTTATAAGCTTTAATTGTAAGACGAAACCCCTTGTCATTACCAAACAATTTAGTAAAAGCATCAACAGCCATCTGGCCCGCCTTCCGTGGCGCAGGTTCTCCAATATGCAAAAACTTCAATACGTCATCGGGGCGGCGGCGGCGGGGCGTCCAAATCTTTTCTATTCCATGCGGAAAAACACGAACATTCTTTAATCCGTTATCTTCAAAAACATTTGCACACCAATCAGAAGTTGTCCAGATTTCATCGACATAACTTAAGTTTTCTTTCCATGTCTCAGGCACAATAGTTGATTCCCATGGAGTATAACTGATTTGATATTGATTTCTATGAAGCTTGAAAAAAGTTGGTTGTGAAAAGTTTAATTGAACTGGAGATTTAGGATCTTGGAATGGCACATTGTGACCTAATTCTTTTAATGAATTAACTATATGAATTCCCGCATAACCGTATCCGTTGTTGTTTTTTAAGTTAATTATCGGTGTCGAGAATGAAATATCCATATTATTTTCTGGTCAACTAGCTTGACAGGGTTTGTCAAACAATGTTATGATTGTAGTTCGTTATCTCTAAAGGAGGAAATGCCAATGGAGAATATCAAACAAAAGCTGAGCGATGTTGCTCATAGTTGGACTGTTATAGGAATGATAACATTATTTCTATTCGGTGTCCAGCCTGAAACAATGACGCCAGCAAAAGCTTTGGTTGTAAAACCAGAGACAAAAACAGAAGCACAACTGAAGAAAGAAACGCTGGAAAAATTCAGCAACACTGTGTACAAACCTTCAGAAATGCTTACAGATAAAGAGTTGCTGCAACTACTCAAGTCTGTAGGTTTTGAAGGCAAAGCCCTTAAACTGGCTTGGGCCGTAGCAAAGTCGGAGTCCAATGGACGACCAATGGCGTATAACGGCAACAGGAAAACTGGAGACAGTTCCTACGGAATTTTTCAGATCAATATGCTGGGAAACCTTGGTGTAGATCGTAAAGAGAAATTCGACCTGAGATCAAACGTACTATTATTTGATCCAGTAATTAACGCAGAGATAACGTATCACATGACCCAGGGCGGAAGTAACTGGAGTTCATGGTCATCCATGAAAAATGGATCGGTTAGCAGATGGCTAGCCGAATTTCCTAATCAATAGGAGAGAAGTCATTGAAGATACAGATAGTATCTAAATATTTGGCTTTAGCAGAAGAGGGCCTTGTGTCTAAATTGGATTGCCCAATGGACCAAGGCCTTCTGATGCCTAATCAAACAATTGATGATAAAATTTATCTGTATTGCCTTTCTTGTGAATATAAAAAAGATTTAGGATTGGATCTTTATGGAAAAATGGAACAAGCAGTCAGAGCAAACTGACGGCGGTAAAATAGAAGAAACAGATTCAATGGGTAGAGAGAAGTTCTGGGAAGATATAGGTAGACCTTGATGGAAGAAAATAAAGAAGATTTAGCACAAAACCTAGACATGGTTAATTACATTATGCTACACCGCATTTACGATGTAATGACCATTATTGCCAGCAAATTAGTTGGCGCTGAGGAAGTGGATAAGATGATTAAATATCATGATCAGGGATATCTCTTGGGTCCCTCACCATCATATACTCCACAGGAAGAAAATGAATAGACTATATATCGATCAAATTACACGATATATGAACAATGCTCGTTTTCAGTTTCAAAATTATTACGATGATCAAGCCATGGCACATGGTTCTCTACAGTGGTTTGTGGCATACCTTGAAAAA